ATGAAATTTAAAATATTATTATTAAGTTTTATTGCCACCGGTTGTTATGCTAATGAAAGTACAGCTGACCCAGATATTTGTAATATCGTAAAAAAGGTCGCTTATAACGTGATGGAAGCACGGCAGCAAAAAGTACCAGCACAAGATTTACAACAAATTGCTGATGGGCTGGCAGATGAAGAAGCCAAGCAGCTTTATCAAGACTTAATTAGCTCAGCTTATGCTGCCAAAGTATTTAAGACAAATTTCTTTAAACGCCGAGCAATTGAAGATTTTCAGGCAGGATGGTATGAGGAATGTTTACGTAGAAATGAATAATAATTAAAAAAATAATGAGTATTTAATTTTAAGAACAACTAATTAGTTAAGAGAATAAAAAAATAGACTGACAGGTCTGTCTAGGTATTTTAATTTGAAAATAAAATTCGAATTTATAGGTATCTATTTAAAAATAAATGCTCCGAAGATGCCGCTGCATGTCGTTACCCTTGAACCCTAAAGTTCAGCGGGGTTTTAATGATTCTAACAATACAATGCAATATTAAGCAATACCTAGCGATATTAAAAAATCAATATTTTTAATAATTTATATTAAAACAATACAATGCAATATTACACAATCTTTAGCAATACAAAAATAGTCTATTAATAGTCTATTTTCAAAAATACGGTCTATTTTTCAGGTTTAAGTCTATTAAAGGTCTATTTTAAATGATTAAAAAAGCGGCAATTAGCCGCTTATGCTGTGTGTGCCATTTTGTTTTGTTCAATATACGCCAAAACATCAGCCTTCACATAATTTACCTGACGTTTGTGTGGTTTCGAAAAGGGAATACCGCCGCCTTCACATCTTTTCTTCTGCAACCATGGTAAAGATACGTGCATTACGATTGCAACCGTTTCAGGTGGGAAAGTCTGATTATCAGCGGCTTCCCAAAATTCTTTCTTGGCAGCCTCTTTTTCTGCATGTGTCATACGATCTAATTTAGTTAAACGTGACATATAAATCTCCTTAATGCTTCAACTCATTACGTTCTTTCTTCAATTGACGCAAAAGGTTGTGAAGAGTAACGGTTACAGCTTTATCTAAACTTTTAGTTGAATGGAATTCGGCAAGCTGAGAAAGTGCTAAACCAAAAATGTGGTATGCAAAAACCTTTGCAGCCTCAGGATTATTTTTGAGAAGCTCCTCAGTACTTGGACAAATGATTTCTTCAAAAATATGAATAGCTACCTGATCCGGAGTACCTTCAATACGGCTAGGGGTCAAATTAACTTCACCAATAACTTTGCTCATTGTTGAGAATCCTCACTTAAAATTTCCCATTCACCCCAATCGCCCAAATAACCAGATTTTGAAATGCTTGTTGTAATCACTTGACCATCATCACAAGTTACTTTCATTCGATTGGCATCTATGCGAACAGCTTTATAAACAACATCCATTTGTAAATTTGCTGGTAAAGGACTTGAGCCATTTACAGATTTAATTCTTACTTCCATTTTTAAGCCCTCAAATATTCTTCTTTAGTCCACTCAACAAACTCTTTATAAAGTTGTTGAGCTGGTTTATTTAACCGGTTGTGATAGTCGATCGTTATGCGGCGCCAAGTGACTGGTACCGCATAATGCTTGGTTAGAAACATTGCTTGATCCATGCCTTGCCGGACTATTACGTAGCCCAGCAATTGCAAGTAGTACATAAAACCAAGCATGTGTTTTTGGCTCACTTTCTTGTACTGATCTTTCATATTAGAGGCCATCCTCTAAAAGATATGCTGGTTCATGAGCGGCTGCGTTGAGTTGACTACGGCGCTTTTTGGCCATATTCCATAAGGTTTTATGAACGTCTTGATGACGTGAAGGAATTTCTAACTCTAATTCTTCAAGCGTTTTTAGATCTGCCGCATATTGGATGCGGACGATTAAAGGTGATAATCCATCATCTTCTTGTTTTGTTTGCTTTAACTCTGCAAGGCGTTTGTGCATTTCATTTAATAGTGGCTTACGTTGTTCCTCCGTCCATTTAGTGGTGTAACGGATAACACTATTAACTTCTTCAGGGGTATGAAAGTTTTGGATGCTTTGAACTAATGATTCATAGTTTTCAGGCATTGAAATGGTTGCCACTTCATCATTTGCTTGCGCATCTAAATCAGAAAAAGCTTGTTCACTAGCTGTATCAGCAGCATCCATTTCAATAAAATCGAGTTCAATTAATCGTTCTTGCTTAGCCAGATTTATTTGGTCAATTTGCTCTTGAGTAAAGCCTTCTTTTTCAAGATTCGCACAAGTTGAATCTAGCTCTTTTTCTGACTGGCAAATACGGATTGCATCAAGCAAAATTTCAAATTGGGCATGAACAACCGGCTTTAATTCTGGTTCAGCTTTCGGTTGAATTAAAAAGTCTTCAGAAGAAGAAACATAAGACCCTTCCGTAACAACAATCGCACTATCGAGAGCCAAGCTTATATCCTTGGTAGACTTTTCAATTACTATTTTTTCAGCTTTAGCTTGAGGTTCTTTTTTGCTGCGCGATTTTTTAGGCTTATCGTTGAAACCATCTTTAATTTCAACTTCACCAATTACGCAACCAAATGTAGCGCCTATAGCTTTAAGTTGAAGAGTTGCGTTTTCTGCATCAGCCTGAGCAAAGCCATTCATTACACTGCAGAGAATTTCACTATTTTCAGCATCAAATTTTGTTCTTAAAATCCGCATTGGCATAACAATATAGATTTCTTGTTCATCCATTACATCATGCGGCGTCAAAGGCTTAGTAAATTCGATGCCAGCCAATTCAATTAGTTCAGGTTTGATACAATACTCATAACCAGACATTGCAAACACAGTTGCAGGGAACTCAGATAAATCTGCGAAGTCCAGCATGTCGCCAGATGGACGACAAAGAATATTTTTACCTTTTTGAAGAGCTGCAAATGCTTCTTGAGCAGTAATTAAATTTGTCATGTTCTTATCCTTTTTTAACTGAAACTAATTTCCAAAAACTTAGGTGCTTACGATCAAAAAAAGCGCCTCGGCCAAGTTCTTTTACTGCTGCACGAAAGAGGGTTTCTTCATCTGAATCTTCGTCAGCCCAAACTTTTAAATTGCCTTCATACTGGGCGTAAAAGCCTGGTGTACTTTGAACTCTAACTATCCATTCACAACGTTCTTTCATGCTGTCATCCCCGTTTTAGCTAATTTTTCAATGTCTTGTTTAACTGCTGGTAGTTTTGCTGCTTCAATTTGGATAAGGGCATCTATGCCGAAGTGTTCACAAACTGTTTTCACGTCTAGGCCGCGTTCAGCTATGAAGTTTTGAAGTTCATCTCTTTGTTGATCTGAGATACCGTTAAATTCTGGTGGACTAATCCAAGTGCCACGTTGCTTATCAAACGTGCAATTCAATGCTTTAGCTCTCATTAACATTGCTTGGCGCATGTTCTGGTAATACATGTGTTCTTTATCAAGCGACTCAGTTAATTGATTAAGGTCACCTGCATGCTCAGCTTCTTCACAGCTTTGTTTCCAGTTTTCTAGCTCTTCTTGGGCTTTAGCTGCTGCAAGTTGTGCAGGCGTTAAGGTGTTAATGTGATCTTTAGCTTGAGTAATCAGGTCAGCCAAGAAAGTAGGGTGTGCTTTAAGATCAGGTACCCATACTTCACCGGTTTCACCGCCTAAAGCACCTGAGTTTTTCGCATGATGTGTAGGCGAAGGTTTGAAATTAATAACGCGGGCATTTTTACCTTCACCAGTAGTAACAGTTGTTAGATAACCCATGACATCTGCGATACGGTAAAGCTCGTTACGGTTTTTACCTCCTAGATCTGGTCGGTAAATAATTTGATCACCGTTTTGATCTTCTGAAGCATGGGCAATGAAAACGACATCTTTACCTAGACTGATTAAAGTGTTGATGTACTGCTTGAAGGTTTGATTCGCTAAACCTTGAGCCTTTAACTTTAAAGAGCCATCTTTTTGACGGTTATTAGCAGTTAGCAATAGATGGGTTTTAATGCATTCAAGCATTGCACCCACGGTATCAATGACTACGGTTTTATATGGTGCTAAGTCCTGCGGAGTAAGGTTTGCAACATCACTCCATTGTTGAACCTGTACAACCGCACCACGACGTAATTCACCAGTACGGTGAGCACCACGGTCAAAGTCAAAAGAAATTGCTTTTTCCGCAGTAAAGCCCATCGATGATTTACCTAAACCCGGATCAGCGTATAGGTACACAATAATTGCTTGAACCAATAAAGTTTGGTCAGCAGTAATAATCGGTAGAGCCATTATTCTTATCCTTATCTTGAGCCGGTGAAGCCGCGTTTTTGCTTATATGCTTTGCGGTCATAAGTAGGGATATTTGTTTCACGCAGTTTTATAGCGAGCTGCTTTCTGCGCTGAAAATCGATTTCTTGGGTGAGTTCATTCCAAACTTTTGGATAAGAAGTTTGGAACCTGAACACATTTAAAGGCGTCTTAACTCCGTCTTTAACTTTGTAAAGAACTGAGCCATTAGCATTAGATGCGTACACTTGCCAGCCAATGCGGACAGAGTAGAGGCCCTTATCATCACGGCCTAAAAATGACATGTAGCCGTCAGGGTGTTTTTTGAAATTAGTCATCTTTAAGCCTCCACCAACTTGTTACGTTCGATGAAGCCTTTTAGAAGGCCATTGATGTTTCGGATGTCTTCAAATTCGGTGAAATCGTTATATGACTTACCGTTAATATCAGTGATTTCATTTACTGTGAGTTGAGTAATATCAACAGCGGTAAATTCAGAACCCGGAACGCCGTAACTGTCTAAATGAGCTTCAAAATCAAAGCTAACGTTTAAACGGAAGCTATCTAATTTGATGACGGCAACACCTGTATGTTTACCTGTGATTTTTGCGGTTAACACACCGTAAGTACTTGGTTGAGTTTTAGGTGTAAAAAGAGTAGGTGCGTCTTTTGTTTGGAAAGCTGGTTGCAATTGGCAAGCAACTAAAGAACCACCAGAGATTGCAAGAGCAGCCATGCTGACAAATGCAAATGAGTTGAAAGGAGGAGCTTTTACGTTCATAATTGATCTCGCAGTTTTGCAAAAGCACATCGGGGGTCGAAATCTGATGTGCTTTTTTATGTCTAAGACAAGAATATAAGAAAACTTACTTTTTAAGTCAATAGAAAGTAAGCTAACTTGAAAAATATTTAAGAAAACTTATTTAACATGTTTTAATAATCCAAAGTAAAACTGTAGAATGTTAATCCTTTGGTTATATTCAAATGTTTAATGTTAGGTTAAAATTCTTTTGCTCACTTTAAGTGAGCTTTCTAGGTTTTGAGGAATGTGATGGCGGGTAAATTATTGACTGCTTTAGATTTATTCTGTGGAGCAGGTGGGCTAACAGAAGGTTTGAAGCAAGCTGGATTTAGTGTACTTGGTGGGGTAGAAATTAACCCAGTAGCCGCTCGCACATATAGAATGAATCACAATGAAAGTCATTGCTTTGAAGTTGATATAAGAAATTTAGAAGTTTGCGAGATACTTGATAAATTAAATATTAAAGAGGGTGAATTAGATCTACTTGCTGGATGTCCACCATGTCAAGGATTCTCAACATTGAGAACAAGAAAAAAAATGTTGGCACAAAATGATGAGCGGAATGAATTAATTTTCGAATTTTTAAGATTAATTAAAGGCTTAAAACCTAAAGCAATTATGATGGAAAACGTACCTGCTTTAGCTAAAGATTTCCGAATGGAAATTTTTATAAGCGAATTAAAGAAACTCGGTTACTTGATAAATGAATCAACTGTTAAAGTAGAAAATGCTGCTGATTATGGTGTGCCACAACGGCGCAAACGTATGATTGTTAAAACTTCAAGAGTGGGCGAGATACCAACAACAAAAATAGTTGGAAAAAGAATTACAGTTAGAGAATGCTTTAATAAAGCAAATTTAGGTAAATCGGGTACATCCGGCGATTGGTTACATGATTATAGTCAAACCCGTTCTACTAAAGTTATGGAAATAATTAAAGCTATCCCGAAGGATGGAGGTAGTAGAAAAGATTTACCTGATCATTTAATTCTAGATTGTCATAAAAAAAGACCAGCTCAATTTAATGATGTATATGGAAGAATGAAGTGGGATGATGTGTCGCCAACAATTACAGGAGGTTGTTCATCTCCTTCAAAAGGTAGATTTTTACACCCTGAAGAAGATAGGTGTATTACATTAAGGGAAGCTTCTTTACTTCAGACTTTTCCCAAAGATTATATATTTCCAACTGTGGCTAAAACTGATATTGCATTATTGATTGGAAATGCACTTCCTCCAGAATTTATTAGGCAACATGCTCTTAATATTAAAGAAGCTTTAGAAATAAAATAACAGCTTATGCTGTTATTTTCTCAAAAATAGTGTCATAAATTTCTCTTAGATCCTCATCAGTATTATTAATTTTGGCTAATTCTTGAGATTGAACAGCAAAAATTATATCACTAGTGATATCCATTCCCGCTGGCATAGTCTCAATAGTCAATAATTTAAATCGCTCCTTTGGATCAGCAGTTAAATTCTCAATAGATAACTTTTTATTTGATTCAATCTTACTCCAAATAATACTTTCAGGGTTACCATTTGTGGGCAAGAAAATTACTTGAGATTTTAACCATTTTAATATTTTTAAATTTAATTCTTTTTTTACTGTGTCAGAATTATGGCTATCTTTGGGTATCTGTAATTTACCTCCACAAAATTTTTCGAAAGTTTTTTCTAAGTTTAAAATTTGACTATCAGTAAGATCTTCAGCATCAGGTAATACGATTTTTTTTTGATCTCCATCAAGATAAATAAATACTTTATTATTTCCCTCAAGGGCATATACAACTGCAAAGTTATTTAAAATATCGAAAGCACCACCATTATAATATTCAACTTCAAAAAGATTTCTTTGAGATGTTGATAAATCTTGAACAGCATGAAGTACTAATTGCTTAGCTAATCGATCTTCAACAATAAATCTAATTTTATTATTGGTTTTATACCCTAAATGGAAAAAAGCTTCTTCAGCTTTACAGCCATGATCATTAATAGAAATAGTATTCGTAGCTAAATTTAAGCTAAGGGTTTTTATAGCTTCTTTAGGAAGGTATTTTATTAATATTGGTGAGTGTGTCGCAATCACAACTTGAAGTTTTTTTAATTTTGTTTGATTAACAATAAATTCCATTAATCTCTCTTGGGCACCTGGATGAAGAGAAACTTCGGGTTCATCTAATAAAATTAAACTATTGTCCTTCGCTTTTAAAATTTCATGAACAATTTTAATAACAGCAAACTCTCCGCTTCCTGCAAATGCCTCGCTATAGGAAATATCATTTTTTATTATTTTACAAGTAATTCCTACACAATTAAAAAAAGTATGTTCGACAATCTGAACACTTGTATAAGGTAGCTCAAGAATATTGGAAATATAATTCAACTCTTTGCCAGAAAGGTGATAATTCGCTTTAACTTTTTGTTTTCTTCTAAAAGGGAAACTCACTAAATTTTTATTAATTACTTTATTTAAGTGTTTTGAATATTTTCTAATATGCTCTTTTCTCGATTTTAGATCAAAGTACTTTTCAATAGTATCTCCATAATAGAAAAACTTATCAAATGCACTAATAGTATCTCTGAATGTCAAGTAAACACCATTTTTGGGGATTTTATTCCAACGAGTCTTAGGACCAAGTTCTTTAACCCCATTTAATGATGTAGGTTTTGGGGACATACCAATACTTGTTTTTGGTCGCGAAGCCTCCCAATAATCAGGGTCATCTTCTCTTTTATGCTTAGCAATTAAAACCTGAGCTTCATATGTAGATTTCTTATACTCTACATCATATGAATACCAAAATTGTGGAACTGGATCATGAGATATTGCATCAACATCTGTTGAAAACCATCTGTTGCTAATAATTTTATCGGGACAACATGATTCTAAAGCTTTTAAAATGGAACTTTTATTTGTTCCATTTCCTCCGACTAGGGCAGTTATTGGATAATTAAAAGTTACTCTAGATTTTTCTTCAAAATTTTTAAATGACGAAAATTCAATAAATTTTATATAAGGTTCAAATACATTAGATCTAAACATATTTGAGATACTGCGTAGATCACTTTCTAAATTAGTCATACACCCTCCATAACTAGCTCTGAATTTATAGAATTTCAACTCAGAGAAGTGACTTAATATAAGGGTATAAAAATTAACTTTTCCTAACCCTCCTTTTACCTCGATAAGTATATCTCATTGAATCAATAACTTGTCCAATAAAATAGCAATCTTCATCAATTGGTATAATATTTGGCTGAAAATTAGGGTTTAAAGCTTGTAAATAGCGTGATCCATCAGATTCTATTACTAACTTTTTAAATGTAGCATCTTTATCTTTTCGAACAACTATAATATCGCCTGATTGCATATCGGAATAATAAACTGTTGGATCTACAACAATATAATCACCTTCAATGAAATCAGGTTCATTACTTACGCCACGTACTTTTAAATAGAAACATTTATCGCAATCATCAGGTAAAGGAAACCATTCTGTTACTTGCGACATATCAACTGATTCAACATTTGTAAAATTACCAGCCTGAACCCATGAAAGAACAGGGGCCATACGAGCCTGTACTGGGGTAATATTAGTTAATTCAGGATTAGGTACTTCTCCCTTACCTGTTAATAAATATTCAGTACTCACACCAAATGCATTTGCCATGGCCTCTATCGAGGCAGCTTTTGGAAGATAACTATCTTTCTCCCATTCAGTAACTGCGGGCGAGCTTACGCCTGCAATTTTTGCTAATTGCATTTGTGTCAATTTTTTTGCGCGTCTAAGCGCACGTATGCGCTGACCAATAGTTTCAGTTTTCATATAAGTTATCTTACATATTGCGTTTGTAAGTTTTCTTTGATTAAATAGTAAGAAAACTTACTTTTGGTGTTTTTATGACTAAACAAGAAGCTTATAAGTTATTAGGAGTTAATGGTGCTGAATTAGCTGGATTGCTTGGAATTGAACCTTCTGCAGTGTACCAATGGAGTGATGAAAAGATTCCATTAGTAAGGGAATATCAAATCCGTGATTTGGCCGAAGGCAAAGAACCCTTAAACAATAAAATTGCAGATTTGAAAGGGCATAAATATGAGTCTTGAAAAGGAAGATCTCCGTTTGAAGATGCTCCCTGACATGATGGAGCGTTTGAGATTGATCTCGGATGTCCGAGGTAAAGATTATGCGCATCAAGCTGTGATCCTCTTAGAAAAAGCCATTATGGGGGAATATCATGAGGTTAGCTTAATGCTTGAAAGAGCAGAAAAAAACAGGAAGAAAAGGGAGCGTTTGGGATTAATAGGGAATGTTGGGGTAAACCCAGAATCCCAAATTTTAGAAATTAAAAAAGCCTGATGGTCGAGATCAGGCTTCTAGGCATTCAAATCTATAGCGAGATTAGAACATGAGCAATTTATCAGAACGGCCAGCCGAACTCAACTCACTAGATTTTTTAATAGGTGACGTTGTAGTACTTACTAAAGAGTGTCGAAGTTTTAAATCAAATGATTTGTTTGAAGTCAAAAATAAAACCCTGACTAGTTTATGGACTATCAAATCACAAAATCATTTGTTTCTGGTTTCATCAAAAGAAATACGAACAGCAACAGTTGCTGAACTTAACGCCAAACGCCGGCTAACAAGCGCTGAGCAAGCATTAGCGGAGGTGTCATGAACAGCTTTACACAGCAAATCAAAGATTCTTGCCAGCAAAGTGAAATCCAATCTTTCTATGAACCTGCATTGCGAGTACTTGGGCACCTATTTGAGGTGAAAAAGCAAAATTTACGCAACAAAGGTTATGACGAAAATAATGCTGCGGTTACGAAGGTTGAGTTTTCAGAAGCCATGGCTCATCAATTTCGCATAACACAGTGGTTGGCACAACAGATTGTAACCAGCTTAACTAAAGCATGCTTGGTTGATTCATTTGGTGGCTATGTTAAGCCAAAGGCTGGTGAGTAATGAGTCTGGACGCAACCATTTGGGCTTGGAAAACCCGTCAAAAACAAAAGGTGGGTGGAGCATTAAAACCACTTAAAAAATTAGTCCTTCTTTCTCTAGCCGATCGAGCTGGTGAAACACATGAGTGCTATCCAAGTATTGCTCGTTTAGTTGATGACACGGAAATGGACCGCAAGACCGTTTTAAAAATCATTGATGAGCTAATTGAAGACGGATTTATTGTCGATACTGGTAAGCGTGAAGGTAAAACTAAGCAGATTAAAGTGTATCTTTTGATCGGAGTTAAGGGCCGAGAAACAGTCCCAACAACGGTACACTTTGATACAGAAAATGATGATTTAAACAGTACCAACAATGGAACAGTTCCAACAACGGAACAGTTCCAACAATTACATGAAAGAGTACCAACAATTCCGTTAAACAGTCCCAACGTTGGGACACGGAATCTAACAAAGAATCTATCAGATGAATCTAAAAATAAAAAAACATGGTTGAGTTTGAAAAAACTTCGTGAAGAAATTCTTTTGGCAACTGGTCAGGAAACTTACGAGCAGATTAAAAACGCGACTTGGTTCGATCGTGAATTACGAGCATTTGAACTTTACAACGCTGAGAAGAATCTTTGTGATGAACTCATGCATTACCACTTTGTAGATTGGTTAATCAACGCATGTGGTAAATACCAAGCACGTGAGCAAGCTAGAAATCAAAACAATGCAACACTGGTTCGAGTCTCTCAGGGGGAGTCATATCAACTTAGCGACAAACAGGTTCATATCTTCGCTAAAAAACCTCTCACAACACCCTGAGTCCGAAAGCCAGTTTGCAGCTGCAGGGGAAAGTTACGATCAACTTGCAGCACGTATCGCTGTAAAACTTAGTGATCCAGTTCAGGCCAAACAATGGGAACCGTATCTCAAGCAAGTGGGATTCAAAGGCACATTACAGGGGGCTGCATGACCTCAATGAGCCTTGCTGATTACCGAAAGTTATTTCCGATAAAGAAAAATAAAAAGCGGCGTTCAGCAAAGCAAGGTACAAGACAACCAAGTGTGGGTGAAATGGTTCTGGCAACGCATTTAAGAGCATGCAAGATCGGTTTTGAACAGGAATATAAGTTCCATCCAAAACGCAAATGGAGAGCTGATTTTCTGATTACTGGTACAAAGATTTTGATTGAGGTGGAAGGCGGGATCTGGAGTGGAGGCCGTCATACAAGGGGCAAAGGCTATATAGGGGATATGGAGAAATACAACTCCGCAGCAATGATGGGTTTTACAGTTTTACGGTTCAGCACAGAGCAAGTGAAAGCAGGCGTGGCGATTAAACAAATTGAGCAATTGGTAGGTGAAAAATGAGTGCAGTTTTAAAAACACAACAAATGGATTGGTCTAAATATACTATTGACGGTTGGTTAGAGCAGTTTGGCGCATGGTGTGAAACAGTTAGAATGAAAGGGGGTGATTTGCCAGATGGGCTTCATATCAATCAAATTTACTGGTTGATGCGTGAAGCTGGCAAAGAAGTACAAAAAAGTAAATCTTATATTCGATGTGAGATCAGTGATTATGAGGCGGATCAAATTCAAGCACTTTTACGAAGTCTATTAAATTCTGATAAAACAGATTTTACAACTAAGTTTGCATTAATTTGTTTAATTAAAAATAAGGTTGAAAATAAAGGATTGTTGAAGGTTGCTCAAGAAACAAACCAATCTAAAGCTCAGGTCGCAATTATGGTGAGTTGCGCTAGATTTTATTTATTAGGTCATGATAAAAGATTAAGACAAAATGGAGGTTCAAATGAAAACATACACTGTAAAACTATATGAAGGCGTTAGTCGGGAGAAAGTTAATGAAACTTTGAAATACTACCCTGATTATTTTGGTAAAATATCAATAATTACAAATGTAATTAATAATAAATTGCAATTAACACTAAAAGCATTTGAAGGAATCGACGTTATAACTGCCAATGATCTAATGATTAAAATCGTTGAACGTTTAAAAGCTTCTCAATTAGTAGAAAAGCATAATTTAGACTTGTTGACTGTCTAGACGCTTTATGGCATATTTTTGATATAGTGGACAAAGTTATAAGCGTTGCACCAATTTGTTTTAAAAGCTCACTTAATCGTGGGCTTTTAATTAGGATTTGAAAAAACATGAAATTTATCGTATATTAAACTTACTATATGATGTCTATTTCCATTATATAGTGTTTTTCAGTTGAAAAGCTTAGTCCGTACTTTCCCCAAGGTACGGATTTTTTTTATTTTTTGCTATATAGTCCAGGCTGGTAAAAATGAATATCTGTGTGGGTGGTGAACTCAATGGGCAAGTGATAGAAAAAAAGGGGTGTTAAGAACAAAGATGTATATAAATATTAGTAAATTATAAAATTATTAAATAAATTCAAATATTTAAATTAAAAATAAGTGATAAAACTTTAACAATATTTACGTACGTGATGAATTTAGTAACTCAAATAAACATTATTTTAGACGGATAATTATAAAAAACGGAGTACAAATGTCATGAATAAGAATGTAGAGCTAATAAATTACATTGATGTAGCTGAGACAGTTTACGAACGGGTATATGAAAATAATAAAATTTCAAATAATTTGATTGTTAATCTTAATCGCATAATGGCTGAGATAAAGAATCAAGCTGCAGAAAAAAAACTCAAATTGAAGTACAGCTCAATAGACTTTGAATATTGTTTAAGTTTGCCTTTAGCTGATCGCAAAATAAAAGTAGATTTAAGCCTTATACCTCATTTTGAAGATCGTGAAGAAAGTATTTTGTGGTTAACTAACTTTATTGGAAAAATTTGTGAGCCCAGAAAGATGCAAAGACAGAAAAAAAAACTTCATTAAGTACCTGTGAATTTTAGATGAACCGCCCTTAAAGCGGTTTTTTATTGCTAGTAGAATATTTAAGGTATCTTTTCTAATAGGCACATACTATTGAAGTGTTTTTTATTTATTTTTTAGATTGAAAAGATTGCTATTTAAGTAATTTAAATATAAACATCTTTATTGATTGAGAGTAGTTGTTATACAGGATATTTATAAGGATTTTAAAATGACAATTATCACATTGCTTGATGTTAAGACCAAGAAGAAGGTGATAGTTCGGTCCGTAATAGACCCAATAGCAAGAATAGACAAAAAAGGGAATATACAAATTATTCAAATTCATAAATGGCTATATGATGAATCTGGAGATTTCGTTGATGAAGACTTATATGAGGCACTCAACAATGGAGAAGTTGGAATATACATAACTTTGCAGTATATGATCATTGATATTGAAAATTAATTATTTTTTATTTTTAGTCAGTTTGAGTTCTTACTCTCTAGAGCCTAATGGTTACTGCACATAAGACCTTATTAAGTATTACCTATTGATGGGCACATATTCTTTATAAGTCTTGATAATTAAAAAAATTATGTAGGCTAAAAATAAAACCATTTAAAAAAAGAAATCTTTATCTATTTAAATATGAATATTTGATGTTTTTAATTCAATCCCTATTGCTAGTGCTTAAATATTATGCCAATATGAAGTTGGAGATATTTCCGAATAGATATTTCCTATTTCAGGTTTAAGCGTTTTTTTCGCTAAGTCCATTTCTGAATAAAAATAGGAAGTGGGCTTTTTTATTTTTAAATATTTCTGTATTATCAGTGTGTTGCTTTAAGTAACACTAAACCTTATTGATCAGCGCAAATATCAAAAAAGGGGGAGCTTGCCTACTAGGCAAGCTTTTTAAAATGATAATTTAAACACAATAATCCATTTTAAAGCTCAATAGAAAAATCAAACTTCCCTAGCTTTTATTCGTACTAATTTATTAAATATAATCGTTTTTATAATTTTTAAAATTTCCTTAAACTAAAAATGGAAAATTTCTTGTTGCAACATTGTTATAATAGGATTACCTTAAGAAAAATACTTTATAAAAATGAGGAGCTGCTGAAATGCCACAGTATCTCATGTTTGCGGAAAATATTTATAACAAAATTAAAGATGAGGAATTGTTTTCACATGACTGTATTGAAAATATGAACTTACTTATGACATGTATACGCAGAGAAATTGAGGGAACAGAATTTAAATTAAAATATAATTTTATTGATTTTGTTGAATTGTTCAGTAGACCATTAGATGAATGTAAAGTAAAAATAGATGTGAGTTTGATTCCTCCTCATAATTCAGAAGGTGAGTATATTTTATGGTTAGCTGGATTAATCGAAAAAATTACAGAAGGTGGACCTAAACCACCTCCGCCTATAAAGAAGTTTATTCCAGAGTATATGAGCTTGAAATTTGAATTAGATTTTTTACCCTTAAATGAGGAAAAAATTCAAAACGAAGGTAAAGAAATTACGGATTACTTTAATTCAAAGCTTTATAAGGCAACTTTTAAGAAGTAATACTATATTGCCTGTGAGTTTAGCCACCGCCTTAGGGCGGTTTTTTTTGGGTGAGAATAATGGATTCTACAGAATACTTTTGGCTTACTCGGAAAAAAGAACCTAAAACTAAACCTAAAAGCCGGCCATTGCCTAAGGCGAAGCAAAAATATCTCGAGGCTGAGGCAACACTTAAGGAAGAGCTTGAGGATTTGGCGATTGGATTTGAACAGAAGTTTCAGCCGATCCATACCAAACACTGGCGCTTTGATTTTCATATAGTGAAATTGCGTTTGCTCATTGAAATTGAGGGTGGTCCCTGGTCTGGTGGGCGTGGTGGAAAGCTGTCAAATAAAGCATGGAGTCTTGATCGATATGATCATGCTGAAGAGATGGGTTACAAAATAGAGCGCTTTCATCCAGACTCTGTTTTGTCGGGATATGTCATTAACTGGATTAAAGACGAATTAGCGAGAATTGAAGATGGAGCAGATCAGACCATTTCCACCAACTGATTTTATTGATCAAGCAGATGAAGAAGAAGCAATTAGACTAACACCGGCACCGGACTTAAAAAAATGGGTGGTTGCTAATTACTTAACTATTGGTGGACCTCTTTATAATCCCGATCATGATCACATAGCTGAGCTGCTTCACGATAATGAAGAATTTTTAGCATTTGCTTGGGCCTCTTCTGCATATAAAAGCAAGCAAGCTATGGTGTTAGGCCAGTGCGAAAAAGTCATGTTCAATGTTGGTGGCTGGCGCAAAGCTAGACAAGAGCAACAGATGCGAGACTGGTTCGGCTTTGTGCCAACATACTTAATAACTGTCGATGCTTCTTTCTGTGAGCGTGCAAACGATACAGAGTTCTGTTACTTGCTTGAACATGAGCTTTACCACATTGGTGTGATGAGAGACGAGGACGGCGAAATCATTTATAGCGATAGTACAGGGCTGCCTAAGCATTACTTAGCTGGTCATGATGTAGAAGAATTTGTTGGCGTGGTTAAACGGTGGGGGCCAAGTAAGAATGTTAAGCGACTTATTGAAGTCGCAAAAAATCCTCCGTTTGTTTCGAATCTTGATATTTCAAAATGCTGCGGAAACTGCGTAATCAACTGAGCCGAATGGCTCTTTTTTTTGCCTTCTTTGCTAGACGTAGCTAGACAAAGGTGGGGGTATGGCTGCACTTAAAGAACAGGTAAAAATATTTATTGTTCAAGCGCTTGCCTGCATGGATACCCCTCAACAGGTAGCTAATGCTGTCAAGCAAGAATTTAACATTGAGATTGATCGAAAACAGGTACAACTTTATGACCCGACAAAAGCGGCAGGAAAGAATTTAAGTAAGAAATATAAAGACCTTTTTCATAAAACCCGAGAGGACTTTAAAAAGAATGTTTATGACATCCCTTTAGCTAATAAAGCCTATCGGCTTAAAGAACTTCAGAAGATTTATGAAGACTGGAAGAACAACAGGCTTATGAAGCAAGGGGTTATTAAACAGGTTCGGGAAGAAATGCAGGGTTATGACCTGATGTTATTAAATCTTGAGTTAAAGCAACTTGAGATTGAAAAGTTAAGAGAGGGTGAAGGTGATGAAGATCCAACACCAGTCAAGGTAACTATTCAAGTTGTGGATGCGAGTAAAAAAGATGCCGAACATCAATCCGACACTGAATGTACCTCAGGCTAATTTTTTGCAGATGGAAAAGAAGTTCCGCGCATTTGTCGCTGGCTTTGGATCGGGAAAGACTTGGGTTGGATGCTCCAGTTTATGCAACAAAGCTTGGGAATTCCCTAAAGTACCTTTGGGTTATTTTGCTCCAACTTACCCGCAGATTCGCGACATTTTCTTTCCAACTATTGAAGAGGTTGCTTTCGATTGGGGGCTTAAAACTAAGGTTTATGAAACCAATAAAGAGGTGGATATCTATTATGGTCGGCAATATCGAACGACAATCATTTGCCGGTCTATGGAGAAACCAGCAACCATTGTAGGTTTTAAAATTGGCCATGCCCTGATTGATGAACTTGATGTTATGGCCAAGGTCAAAGCTCAACAGGCTTGGCGTAAGATCATCGCACGTATGCGTTACAAGCAAGCTGGTTTGCTCAACGGTATTGATGTGGCCACAACACCAGAAGGTTTTAAGTTTACATACGAGCAATTTGTTAAAGAGGCAAATAAATCAGAGGCTAAGCGTAAACTCTATGGAATGATTCAAGCTTCAACTTATGACAATGAAGCTAATCTTCCAGAAGACTACATATCATCACTTTATGAGTCTTATCCTCCACAACTGATTTCAGCTTACTTAAGGGGGCAGTTTGTCAACTTAACCAGCGGTGCTGTTTACCCCGACTTTGATCGAGTTCTAAACCACACGGATGAAGAAATTAAGCAAGGTGAGCCTTTACTCATAGGAATGGATTTTAACGTGCTTAAAATGGCTGCAGTGGTTTATGTCATTCGAGAAGGGAAGCCAAGAGCTTTAGATGAACTGGTTGGTGTGAGAGATACACCGACGATGTGTCAATTGATTAATGAGCGCTTTCCAGATCACGATATTACCGTGATTCCAGATGCTTCAGGTCAGGCAACATCTTCAAAGAACTTCAGTGAATCAGATCATGCAATCTTAAAGAAAAATGGATTCAAAGTTGAAGTGAATGGTGTGAATCCCGGAATTAAAGATCGTATTACTGCTGTTAATGCACAAATCCTAAATGCCGAGGGTGAACGACACTTAAAAGTGAACACAAATAAGTGCCCTAACTTTACGGCTACTTTAGAACAGCAAGTCTATGATGATTTTGGAATGCCAGATAAAAGCGCTGGTTTGGACCACGTTGGCGATGCTGGTGGATATCCAATAGCCAAGAGATTCCCGATCATCATTCAGAAAGTATTTAAACGGCGCACAATCGCTGGTTTTTCCCGTTAAACAACGCACCTTTTCAGGTGCTTTTTTATTGGTGTTTTTATGGCAGTTACTGATAAACATCCGCAGTATATTGCTGCACAAAAAAGCTGGTTGATTATGCGTGACGCCGTTGCTGGTGAAGAGCAGATCAAACAGGCACAAACAAAGTACCTAGCTAAATCGGCCGGAATGATTGAGGCTGAAAAGCAAGGTGATACGACTGGAGAGATTTATAAGGCCTATCTAAGTCGAGCTCAGTATCCGCTATGGGTTCAGGACGCATTACGCACAATGATCGGGTTAGTTTCAAAGCTTGAGCCGAATATAGTGATTGAAAGTTCTCTACTTAAAGGATTGATAGAGAATGCAACAAATGACGGTTTTGGGCTTAAACAGCTCTTTATTCGCATTTGTTCAGAGTTGCTAGAGTTTGGGCGCTGTGGGCTGCTTGTTGATGTTGATGCTAAAGGAGTGCCATATTTCGCCTTATATGATGCGTTATCTATTATCAACTGGAAGGAAAACAGTATCGGTGGTCGAAAGGATTTAAAACTGTTAGTGCTCGAGGAGCAATTTGATAATAGTGAAGATGAATTCGGGCACGAAACTAAAACGGTTCACCGCGTTCTATCTATGGATGATGGAGCATTAGCGGTCCGATTGTTCGATGGTTCAAATGTGGAGGATAAAACTCCTGATCTCGGCGGTAATCAACTTTCTTTCACACCATTTGTTTTCTGCGGTGCCACTAGTAATTCCCCAGATGTAGGTACCATACCGCTTTTGACAATGGCCAAGGCTGCTCTGAAGTATTACCAACTTAGTGCAGATTATTACCAGTCACTTCACCATACAGCTCATCCGCAGCCTTGGATTAATGGACTTGAGGGTGATGAAGATATTAGCGTTACTGGTGTTATGGCTGTCTGGAGTCTTCCTCCAAATTCACAATGTGGTTATTTGGAAATTTCAGGTAGCGGCATTGAACTCACTAAAAAGGAAATGGATGCGCAGAAAAATGCAGCATTAGAGGCTGGTGCCAAGGTAGTCGATACCAATACACAAGAATCAGGTGAGGCACGCCGTGCACGTCAGGATGACCAGCAGGCAAGTCTTCACAGTATCGTGATGTGTGCAGCTGCAGCAATTGAACAAGCCATTAAGTATGCAGCGCAGTGGTTAAAGCTGGATTCGACAAAATATTCATTTACGGTTGAACCTGAGTTTATTGTGCAGGTCACGGATATTAATCTTGCAAAACAGCTTTATGAGGGTGCTATTTCAGGGAAAAACTCTTTCCGCACATATTGGGAATACCTGATGACAGGTAAATTACCAGCTCATGACTATCAGGAAGAAGTGAAGCGAGTAGAAATAGAGCGAGATAACGCTCCTTTGTAGAGGTGACGCATGGCTTCAAAAGAAGATAAATCGCTGATTGAAATACTTACCCAACATCAGGCGTATTTATATCGGGTGTCTTCTCAATCTGTTAATGAGCTATTAAAAATCTTTAATGATGAGTCGACATTAATGTTGGCAAAGCTTCGGGATTTGCTTGATGAATTAAATGATTCTGAAAAGATGGCTCTAGCAAGTGGGCAGTACACTACAGCTAATCTGAAGGAAGTTCGTGATCTGATTGCTCAGTGGTTTATAGGACTAAATATTGCATTACCTGAAGCTTTCGCTGTTTCTGCTACTGCCTTGGCTGTTTATGAAGCCAATTACACGGCGAAGCTATATGGTGGCAAGATCAAAAAGCCAAATGGTGAAAAGCTATATGCCGCAGCTAAAAAAATACCATTGGTAGGTGGGGCTCTTGTTGATGATCTGCTATCCAGAATTGCTGAAAATGCCCGTCAAAAGGTTGAGTATGCAATTCGGGATGGCATTAACTCAGGTAAAACAAATCAGGAAATAGTTCAGCGTATTCGTGGTACCAAACGGCTTAATTATGAGGATGGGCTTTTAAGTAGCTCTAAGACGGATATTGAACGTACCGTAAGAACAGTTCGTAGTCATGTTGCTAATCAAACGTATTTAGATACTTTCAAACAGTTAGGTTTTGAGTATGTTCGTTTTATTAGTGTATTGGATGGAAGAACATCTAAGCTTTGTGCTCATTTAGACGGTACTGTCTGGAGGATTGATGATCCGGCAAAACGTGTACCGCCGTTGCATCCTAATTGTCGCAGCGAACTAGTACCAGTTAAAAAAGATGGTCAACTTATCGGTGAACGGCCATTTGTAATGGACGAACGTAGAGTTAAAGACATCCCCAAAGAAGAGCGTAGCCAGTTAATAGGGCAGCTAGATGCCAATACTACGTTTAGAGAGTTCTTCAAGAAGACAGATGATTTCTTTCAAAGAGAATGGTTGGGGCCGAAACGTTACAAGCTCTATAAGGAAGGAAAATTTGATTTTGATAAGTTCTTCGATCCAGAGGGGCGGTTATACACATTGGACCAACTTCGAAAGTTGGATGAGCAAACCTTTAAGGAGTTGGGCTTATGAGTGAGTCAAGACATTTAGTGCTAAAGCGTCACCCTACTTTGAAAGGTTATCTGGTTATTTGTGATGAAGAAACTGGACAACCTCTAGCTGGACAAAGAGCAGTACAGATGAATTCTGATGCCTTAAATGGACCCGCAACAATTACTGTAACTTTTGAAGCATATGGTGCTCATGGTGTTCGCTTAGTGAGTGATGCACCAAGGCCAAATCAAACAAAGGAAATGTAGCGAAAGGTATTACAAATGTCTGAAAAGCAAATCACTATGTCAGATGCTCAATATATTCTGAGCACAAAATTAATTCTGGTGCCATTTCTTCAAATTAAGATTTCAAGAGCCATGGCAATTTATGGTTTTACTTTTGAAAGATTAAAAGCAATTGCACTCATCAATTAGAACTTAATTTTTAACCTTAGCACCTTCGGGTGCTTTTTTTGTGAGAAGAAAATGATCAAAGAAGTAACAGAGCAAGAGTTAGCTGAAAAGTCTGTGGCACCCCGAGTAACTAAAGCGCAAATTGATTCATTGATGGAGCGTGTTACATATACGGTTGAGCAACGCCCCGGTGGCACGACATCTACTTTTGTCCATGCATTTTTAGATGGAAAGTTTTTCTTAGCAACGGGTTCTAGTGCATGTGTGAATGCTGAAAACTTTGATGCTGAAATTGGTGAGCGTATGGCTCGTGGAAATGCAGAAAAGTCAGCTGAAAATAAACTTTGGGAGCTAGAAGGCTACCGTTTATTTGCAACAAATTACTAAGTTTTCAATCGAAATTTAGCGTCCTTAGGGGCGCTTTTTTAATGCCTTGAGATAAGGCTTTACCCAAATCAAACGAGAGGTTTGAACATGTCATTGCCATTTATTGTTGATTCACTTGATGCAATCAAAGAAGAACACCGAGCTTTATATGTCGAGGAAAACGGGAAGTTTCGCCTTGATCTAGAAGGCTATGAAGATCCAAAAGGTTTGAAATCTGCACTTCAAAGCGAGCGTGAGGCTGCAAGAACTGCAAATCGACAACTTCAGGAACTTCAAAAACAATTTGAGGGAATTGATCCTGAAATTGTTAAGAAAGTCTTTGCCCAACTTGACCAAGATGAAGAGGCCAAATTAATCGCAGACGGCAAAGTTAATGAAGTGATTCAAAAGCGCACCGAGAAGATGCGTGAAGAACATGAAAAGTTACTGAAAGCCGAAAAAGAACGTGCTGATAAAGCCGAAGCTTATGCTCAAAAGTTCAAGCAATCAGTGATTCAAAGCCAAATTGTGCAGGCTGCAATTGAACTTGAAGCATTGCCAGAAGCGACCCCTGATATCGCCTTTTTAGCTCAGTCAAAATTTGCATTAGATGAAAACGGCAAAGCTGTGGCAGTTGATGAAAACGGGGAAGTAGTCATTGGTAAAGACGGCCAGACACCGATGACCCCAAAAGAATGGGTTGAATCTCTACGTGAGCAAAAACCGTATTACTGGCCTAAGCCTAATGGCATGGGTGCACCTGGTAGCAACAATTCAAAAGGTCAGCCAGACATTCTCAAAGCAGACGGCACGGTAAATATGACCAAATTGGCGCAATTACGAAATGAAAATCCACAACTAGCTAAAGAGCTAGCGGCAAAACACGGTATTAAACTTTAAGGAGTAAAGCCTAATGGCTGAGACAAAAATTGCTGATGTAATCGTACCTGAGTTATTTACTCCGTACGTATTAAATAAAACTGCCGAGAGATCTGCATTATGGCAGTCAGGCATTGTTGGGGAGCTTGATGAAAAAGTCGCTTTTGGTACAGAAGGCGGTACTACAGTAAATATTCCTTTCTGGAATGATTTAAGCGGTGAGTCCGAAGTACTTTCAGATGGTAAAGCTCTTGGGGTAAATAACATCACGGCTGGTAAAGATATTGCTATTTTGCATGCCCGTGGTAAGGCTTGGGGTGCAAATGATTTATCTAAAGCATTATCTGGTGATGACCCATTGGGTGCGATTGCTGATCTTGTAGCAGATTACTGGGCTCGTGAATTTCAGGGGTTTACCGTAAATACACTTAAAGGTGTATTTGGGTCTGCAAGCATGGCAGGTAATACCCATGACATTTCGGCTGGTACTGGAGCAGCAGCCGTAATTGATGGTCATTCATTTATCGATGCATCTTATAAACTGGGTGATGCTGTTGATAAATTAACAGCGATTTCAATGCACTCATTCACAATGGCAGCACTAGCTAAACAAGGTTTGATCGAAACCGTACGTGATGCTGATGGTGTGGTGCTCTATAAAACCTTTATGGACCGTCGTGTGATCGTTGATGATGGTATGCCCGTTGAAGGTGATGTCTTTACCTCATTCTTGTTTGGCCAAGGTGCGATTGGTTTCCAAGATATTGGCGCACCAGTAGGTGTAGAGACTGACCGTGATAGTTTAGCGGGAACTGACATTCTTATTAACCGCCGTCACTTTGTACTACATCCTCGTGGCATTAAATGGGCAGGTGCGACAGGTATTGCACCTAATAATGCCGGTCTTGCTACAGCCGATAACTGGGAACGTGTCTACGATCCTAAACAGATCCGTATTGTGGCATTCAAGCACAAGATCAAATAACAAAAAGGCGGGTAACACCGCCTTATCTTTTTGGAGATCCATAAATGGGACTTTCATCCTTTAACCGTGCACGGGAAAGACAACAAATGACAGAAACAAAAATTGCTGAGCTCGAAGAACAACTGGCAACAGTAAAGGGCGAATTTATTGCCTTTCAAAATGATACCGAAGCAATGAAAGCACGTATTGCTGAACTTGAATCAGGTGAAGGTAGTCAAACACCTGAAGATGGCCAAAAACCAAGTGATACTCAACCACAACCAATTAACTATGCTGGTCTAAAAGTAGATGAGCTTCGAGCTGTACTAACTGAAAAAGGCATTGCATTTGAAGCAGGTGCTAAAAAAGATGAACTTTTAGCATTAATTCCAAAGGAATAATCCATGGGCTTTATCACTGAACAAGAAGCGATAGAACATGTTGAAGGCTTTGATGCTTTGTCTGCCAGTGATAAGGCTCAATACCTTCAAATGGCCAGCGCATATCTATTAGCACGTAACGTTAAGCCTTATGAAGACGTTACCCAAGTTCCTGAACCTCTAAAAACTGCCTCATATCAAATCATCAAGGGCATTATGAAAGGTGACCTATATCAAGGACAGGAACAGGCACTAAAACGTAAGAAAGTCAAAGCTGATACGGTTGAAACTGAAAAGGAATATCAGGAAGGATCAGTAAAGCTTAGTGCGATCGAGCAATTCATTCTTGATTTGATAAAACCGTATTGCAAACGGAAATCCGTCTTTTTTGTCAGGAAAATCTAATGGGCTTACGTGACGAAATTCAGGCAGATATTGCCGAAGCATTTAATGAAGATTTAGCGGACGCCGTTCATTCATTTACTTGTGAGCGGATCTCAAAAACTAATTGGGATCCTAAAACTGAAACTTCTATTGAGGTTAAAGAAAACTATTCTGGTCGTGGCGTTCTGTTTGGCTCATATAGTCAATACGAGATCCAAACGCTTGGAGTACTGGCCACCGATAAGAAAGCTACCGTGCTGCAGAATGAAGTATCTATGACTCCAAAAATTGACGATGAATGGCTAACAGTCTTAGGATCATTCCGGGTAATTCATATTCAGCAAGATCCAGCTAGCACAATATGGAAATGTCAGTTGAGGAAGGTTTAAATACTTGATCTAATATCCTTCTAAAATAGGGGGATATATGCTTAAAAAGTCATTACATGATCAAATTAAAATAATTGGATTTTGGACCGTTGGTGGAGTTTTTTGGTATTTAGTTATAGCTTTTTTTCTTAAAAGTAAATATCCAATTTTTGATTATAGCTTTAATCTAGAAATTGCATACGACGTCATAAAAGATGCTTTAACTCTTGCAGCAAGCTTTTTAGCTCCAGTTGCAGCATTTGTTCTGTTTAGCGATTGGAGAGTTCAACATAAAGCTCTAAAAAATGAAAAGTTAAGTGAAGATATCTTAAGAATCCTTAACACGGAATTATTATCCTTTTATAATTTTAATCCTCGATCAAAATCAGATGTTGAAGATTTTAATAATCATCAAATGCAATTTCATAGGAACGTTGCAAATATTTATGTGATGTTAGATGAAATTGATGCAAATGAAGAGCAGGCAAACCACTTCATTGAAAATATTAAAAAAATAGAGGTTGATCTAGATGGTTTATACATGAGTATTTTTAAACAAATTGAAATTGTTATTGAACATGATGCGATTTCTGATTTTCTAGATACTCATTCAATGCGTAAAAAAGAAATATTATTAAAAAAATTAAAAAAATTTGAAAATATAAATGAAACCCATTATGAAAATTTAATTAAAGTAATTTCACAATTGAAACCTTTAAAAGTTTAGTTACAAACCCACTTCGGTGGGTTTTTTATTGGAGTAATTATGACTTGGAGTGCACATGAGGTCTATGACAGCTTTCAGGTTATACCTGATGATGATTTAAAACCTCATTCATTTTTTCACTGCGAATGCCATCCCGAATATGTGGATGGCATTTTTATTCATAACGCATTTGATGGTAGAGAAGCCACAGAAACGCCTTTGCCAAGTTGATAGGTTTAGCCATGGTTAATACTAATTATGTTCCAGAGTGGTACATTTCACCGTTTCAACATGTCAAATATGCACTTGCTAGAAATCAAATACATATGGATTTGTTATTTGAAGATATGGGCAAAGCTGATCAATTTTTAGATATGGGGGCGGATGCTCAGGTTAGTTCTTATTCAGATGGTGCATATGCAATTGTCCAAATTGGAGATACAGCGGATAAGAACCAAATACAAGTTTATGGATTGCTTTTACACGAGGCTGTTCATATCTGGCAAATAGTAAAGAAGCGAATGGGTGAAAGCGAACCTAGTGTTGAGTTTGAAGCATATTCAATTCAAGCGATCGCTCAAGACCTTTTCGAAATGTATGAAGAAAGTGAGGTAAAGCATGGGATGGAAAGGGAAAAAACCGACTAGCTTTAGTCTGGATGTGGCTAAATCAGTGCAAGATCAAGTGAAGAAAATCACCATGGATACCGTGCAATCTTTAGTTAATTTAAGTCCCGTCGATACTGGTGCATACCGTGCTTCACATATTGTTTCGATTGGATCTGGTGACTATGGAGTACGTGGACCTGAAACAAACGCTGTGCAGGATGCCGCAATTCAAGCTGTAAAGATTAAATTGGGTAATTTGGTCTATATACAGAACAACCAGCCTTATGCTGAGCGCTTAGAAAACGGTTGGTCTGATCAAGCGCCACAAGGTATTTATGGCCTCACGTATAACTTTATTTCACAAAAGTACGGTGGCTAATATGGCAATGAATTTAGAGCAGACAAGGCAAGCTATTATTGATCGTATGCAAGCTTTTACCGGTATTGCTCAGGACAGAATCCAATATCCAAATGCACCAGGCTTTACTGTGCCAAAGGAAGGTATATGGTGCCGTTTAACGATTGCAGGTGGTCCGAGTTTTACTTCAGGTATTGCAGATAAACCATGTACACGCCGTACCGGTAATATCATGATTCAATGCTTTGCACGTCCCAATTCAGGAATAATGGAAATCACAAAACTGAGTGATGCATTGCTTGCCCATTTTGAATATTACTCTTTCGATCATCTAGAATGTTTACAAGGACAATCAATTTTTGTCGGGCAAGATACTGACTTCATTCAGTATAATGTGAGCATTGGGTACAAGGTGAATTGATATGTCCTGCATGCTGACATTAGAAGAAATCGAAATTAAACGGCAAGAGCTGGAAAGGCATCTTGAAGATGTTATGTCTGTTGAGTTGAAGAAGTGGCAAAGCGAAAACAAGCTATGTGTTTCCGATGTGAATATACGTTTGGCCAATATTAATAGTCTTGGTGGAACTAAACATAATGTAGTTACTGGAGTAAGTGTTGATTTAGATTACAAGCCTTAAATTTCTTTTATTAAATGACCGCTAAGAAGCGGTTTTTTTATGTCTTATTCACTACCACCTCATCGGTGGTTTTTTTATGTCTATAGGAATCACTTATGAGCAATCATGTTTTTAAGCGTGGTGACACATTCAACTTAAATCTGCAGCTAGTTGATATGGATGATGCACTGCAATATCCAGCCAATGATGTACGCCGTGCAATTGATCTAACGGGTTACACCTTTACTTCTCAGGTCAAAACTTTAGAAGGCGCAGCTGTAGCAACATTAACATGTGCTCCTTTGAGTCAAAGTACACAAAAGGGTTGGCTTAACGTGAAGTCGGGAGCAAGTACTGCTACATGGCCTTTAGGCTTGTGTCAGATGGATATCAAAGCCGTCGTGGGTGGTGTGACTCAACATACCGAGACTCTGACTTTTCAGGTAATTGACGGGGTGACTGCATAATGGCAAATCTAGTCTTTAAATATTCTTGGGATCATCGGCCTTATCCCTATAACTCAGCTCAAGGTAAGCGGCAATTTATGCTGCCTTTTGCTTCGGGTATTCCAAATCTTGCACCAGACTGGACACAAGTGCAGGGATTAGGAAATGCTGCTACAGGTACTATTACAACCTCTAATTCAGATTTGACGGCTGGTCGAGTCTTGAAAGTTGGTGATTTTGGTGTAGGGCTGCCTCAAGTTATCAGCACTTCTGTAGACCTAAACAATGTTGGAGCTGGGTTTTTTAGTATTCCAGGTATTGCTGCAAATTCACCCGGTGCTGGTTGGCTTGAAAGTAGATTATGGTCGAATGGTCCAACAAGTCTTATGAAGCAGTTCTGGACGGCTGCATATACTAGTGATATTCGGGTGAGACAAAAGACATCTGCAGGAGGTGAGTTTTCTGTATGGCATAGATTTTGGACGGAAGGTAATACAACTGTTGATGCAAATGGTTTTGTTAAATCAGCCTCACCTATTGTTAAGCTTTTTGCAGAATCTATTGAATTAAATGATTCAGCAAAAAAACAACCAGTCGAATTTGAAAAGATTGATGTGGGTAATTACTTACTCAAAGGGTCATTAGGTTTTGCTCAAGAAGGTTGGTATATCGAGGTCCCTAAAGATGCCAATGGGAACACTGTGGTAGCTGTTGAATATTCAACTTTAGAAAACGGTGACCTTTCCATCAAAACTTACAAGCGTAAGTTTGATTTCGAACTTGCGGCAGTCATAGCAGATCACGAAAATCCGATGGACATTCCAGAGGAGCGTTGGATTGATATCCGTCTGCATGAAGAACCTGAACCAGAGCCTGAAGAGCTTTTGAGTGAAACACCAGTGGATTTCCAGCCTACTAACTTATCTCAGGCAGTTGCTGCAGCCATGAATGGCGTGGAACCGCCAGAAATCTCAGACACAGACGAAACACTTTAATAACCCGCTTAAAAAGCGGGTTTTTTATTGCCTAAATTTTGGAGAACCATAAATGAGTTCAGGCGCAAAAATTCGATTATATGCTTGTGAGGAAGCAGTTTTAGGAACAACTCCTGCAAATCCAGTCTGGTACACCGTTCGCCGTGTTACTGATAGTTTGACTGAAAATGTTACTACTGAAGATAGCAGTGAAGTAGTTGATTCACGTTTTCGCCAAGGCGCTGTTGTAACGGAAGCCGAAGTAACTGGTCAACTAGAGTTTGAATTATCACTAGGTACCTTTGACTTATTCTTAAATGTTCTCGCTTTCAATAACTGGGCTGCAAATGCTTTAAGTTTTGGTGGTGGAGTACGTAAGTCTCTTACCTTGGTAAAAGTCTTTGAAGATATTGGTCAAGTCTTTATTTATCGCGGTATTCAAGTGAATACAGGTGAAATGACGATCCAGACCACAGGCAAAATCACTGGTAACTTTGGTTTAGTAGGTAGCTCATTTACGCGACAGCAGGTTAATCCTGTTACAAATCCTATTCCAGCATCGACTCGCCCTCTGGTGAGTATGCCAAACGTTGAAAAGCTACTTATTAATGGTCAATCAATTCAGGGTAAAGCTTGTCTGCAGACACTTACCATCAACTTTAGTAATAATCTGGAAGCGATCCGTTGTATCGGTTCAGGTAAGTACACGCCTGAGTTCTACTTAGAGAAAATGATGGATATTGGCGTAAATGCTAATTTCATGTTTTCAGCAACATCTGCTTCTTGGATAGATGCTATTAAAACCCGTGATGTATTTACATTGACCTTCGATATTACAGACACCAAAGGAAGTAAGTACTCGTTTAACTTCCCACAACTTGAAGTTAAGGAAGCAAATCACCCGGATGGTGGTGGCGATGACATCATTACAATAGATATCAATTTTGCCCAAGTGCGTACTAGTCCAACGATTGTACGTGCTCTTGTGTAATCAACTTATTCAGTAACAAAGCCTATGGAATCCCATGGGCTTTTTTATTTCTAAAAATTAGAGGTTGTTATGGCTTTAAAAGTCGGAATTATTAAAAGCTCGGATGTATCAAAATGGTGTGAATACAAGGGGGCTGATGGCGAGGTACAGGCAGAATTCAAAGTCCGTGGTATTGCCTATAAACCTTTTCAGGTAGCGATTGAACGAGCAGGAAATCAGATTTCATCCAAAGGCTATGATGTAATGGTCAAAGATGAAAATGCCAAGCTTTACCATGAGCTTTTAATGGATGCATGCGCTGCCCACTTAATCGAAGACTGGAAGGGCGTAGTATTTGCAGAGATCGTAGACGGTAAAACGGTCGAGTCCGAAAAACCTTATACACCTGAGAATGCCTCAAAGCTTCTCAATCAAGGTGACATTGGTATTGCGATCTGGTTATTCATCAAAGAACAGGCCCAGAAGATTCAGGAAGAAGCCGACAAGGACAAGGCTTTAATTCTGGGAAAGTCATCGAGCTCTACAAATACCAAAAAACGTATGCGTCGAAAACGCCGCACGAAATCGAACAAATCAAGTTCTTAGGTGGTCGTATTCCTGATCCGCCAGAGTATTCTTATGCGGCTGATTCCATTCTTTCGGCATTTAGTACTATTGCCAGATCCAGACGGTATGAACAGAGCATCCCTTTATCTTTAGATCAGCAGGCAATCAATGTCTATGCAGAGCATAATGATTTGCCAGTGGCTGCTCATATTTTTAATGACTGTATTTTTGCGTTGGATAACTTGTTTTTAGATGAAGCCCATAAAAAAATAAATTCCAAGTCCTCAAAAAAGCAACCCTAGAGTTATTTACATATAATAACTCTAGGGTTATTATTATCTCATCAAGTTAATAAGGGATTGGTGTGAAAAGTCTGGATTTAATCAAAATGATTGAAGCAGATGGTTGGTATGAGGTTAGGGTTTCAGGAAGTCATCATCACTTTAAACACCCAACCAAAAAGGGGTTAGTTACAATCCCACATCCTAAAAAGGATTTACCAAACGGAACTGTTAAAAGCATTTTGAAACAAGCGGGTCTAAATTGACCCGCTGTTTCCCGACTTTAAATACTATATCTCTTACAACTAATCATAACGCAGTGGGCGATATGTTTATGCCAAGGGCATGGAGTGTTGAGATGTTATATCCAATTGCAATTGAACGAGGATCAGATACTGAGGCATTTGGTGTCACTGTTCCTGATATTCCAGGTTGTTTTAGTGCTGGTGACACACTTGAAGAAGCTATTGAGAATGTTAAAGAAGCTATTTCAGGCCATTTAGAAATATTGGCTGAAGATGGTGAGGAAATCCCATTAGCTTCCGAACTAGTTAAATTTGTCGATGATCCTGAATATAAAGGAATGATCTGGGCGGTTACCGAAGTTGATGTTAGTCGTTATCTGGGTAAACCAGAAAAAATCAATGTTACTTTACCAAGCCGTTTGATTCGTAAAATTGATGAGAATGTAGGTAAAGGTAAGAGATATACTACTCGATCGGCTTTCTTGGCTGCTGGTGCTGAAAAACTTTTACATGCATAGCCTGATTTAAAAGACCACCTTCGGGTGGTTTTCCTTTATGTGACATTTAGTAACCAGTTTGTTAAAGTTAGTACACTTTATAACAAACGGTGAAATTCATGAAAAAAATATTGGCTGCGGGTTTAATTGGTCTTGGGTTGGTGGGGTGCGCTACTCCAGCCTATAATTATCAAGCTATACCTAAAAATATAAGCAAACCGCCAATTGGATCAGTTAATAAAGCATTTGTAGGGGATCAAATGCTTGAACAGGGAATGGTGGTTGATCGTGAAGTTCTAAACGTCCCTGAAAATATTAAAATTAGTTTTGCTTATTCACTTACTTCAGGCATTTACTTAAAAACAGGCAAAAATGAAAAAGGGCAATATTTTCAGCCATTCAACACTGTCAGTGGTGGGGGGATGGTTCAGAAAAACCCTTTAGCTGACCCATTTAAAGTAGTTATGTTAGATACTGAAGGTAAGCTCTGTGTAGTAACAGTATTTAATGCAAAAAACTGTACTGATAAACATCAAGCTACTATGAAGACAGTAGCAATTGCATCAGATAATTCCTTCCAACAAACATTAATTTATAGTGGAAAATTTGGAAATAAAATTAATGTCGGGTACCGTGAATTCTCAAGTAATCAAGCACGTCCTGCATTCAATAATGATGTTGAATATGATTTAAGCCAATCTAAGCAAATAGGTTATAAAGGTGCTTTATTGGAAGTAATTGATGCCACTAATCAAGATATTACTTACAAAGTTTTGAAGAACTTTAACAAGGTAGATTAAGATGAGTGCACCACAATATAAACCAATGAGAGAAAGTGAAGTTTGTAATGCTATCGGGTGGGTGTTAATAGCTCTCGGCTTTATCGCAGGTTTTTTATTTATTCTTGCATTTGGTCGAATTGAAGTAGCTTCTTACTATGGTAAAGAAACGGTTTGGTCTGGAGTTATGATAGCAACAGGAATCGGAATTATATTTAATGGATTCCTTGCAGGCTACTTATTTCAAAAAGTAGCTAGTATTCTTCGTTACCATGAGAATAAATAATATCTTGTATAAAAAGCACCCTAGGGTGCTTTTTAAAATTGGTTTAACTACCCTGCTTGGTAATTATATTTAACTTAAAAAGAACTACCCACTCATTGAGTGGGTTTTTTATTGCCTAGAGGAAAGTAAAATGGCACAAGAATCCCGTTTGGTCATTGTTATTGATTCGCAAAATGCTGAACGTAATGCGCGTAATCTAGGCAATGAACTTGTTAGCATTGAACGTAAAGGTGAATTTGCATCTAAGTCTATGGACAGCTTGTCTGTAGCCACCAGAGCTTTAGCTGGACACATGGCTGGTTTATTAACAGTAGGTTCAGCCATTTCAAAGATGGATACATATACTGGATTACAAAATCGCCTTAAGTTAGTCACTAACAATCAAGTTGAACTAAATAAAGCAACGGAAGACACTTTCCGAATTGCTCAAAAAACCTATTCAGCTTGGGATTCTGTGTTACAGGTTTACCAGCGTTTTAGTGATAATGCCAAAACTTTAAACCTCACAATGGATGACACAGCACGTTTAACTGAAACAGTTTCTAAAGCTGTAGCAATTAGTGGTGCAAGCGCAGAAGCTGCTGATGCAGCTTTAGTTCAGTTCGGGCAGGCCTTGGCTAGTGGAACGTTGCGTGGAGAAGAACTTAATTCTGTAATGGAGCAAACCCCAGCACTAGCAAAGGCTATTGCTAAAGGTATGGGTATTACTGTAGGTGAATTACGTTCAGTAGCAGCTGAAGGAAAAATTACTTCACAAGAAATTGTAAAAGCGCTTAGAAATGTAGAATCTGATGTTGATGCTCTTTTTGCTAAAACAGATATCACAATCGGGCAGTCTCTCACACTCCTAAACAACGAGATCACAAAATTTGTTGGCGAAGCAGGTAAGGGAAGTGGTGCGGCACAGGTATTAGCTGGATCAGTTCAAACTCTTGCAAGTAATTTAGATTTAATTGCTGATGGGGCTTTAGTAGTTGGTATTGGATATATCACTCGTGCAGTTTTGATGAAGAGCGCTGCTATTAAAGAGGGAATGGCTTCAACTTTAGCGAGCCGCCAAGCATCTGTATTAAATGCTCAAGCAGAATATGCAGAAGCTACCGCTGCTTTGAATGCAGCAAAAGCTCATCTCGCGAATGTGCGAGCAACAAATGCAGAAACCCAAGCTAAATTTGGAGCAACTGCGGCAGCAACTCGATACGCACAAGCACAGGCAGCAGTAACTGCTGCTACAAATGCACAAACAGCAGCTCAAATTAAGCTAAATACTGCAACTTCAATTGCAGGGAGACTAGCTAAAGGGGCGTTTGGATTAATTGGTGGGTGGGCTGGAGTTGCAACATTAGGAGTAATGGGATTAGCGGCAGCCTATTCTTATTTTAATAGTAAGGCAGAGGAGGCAAAGCAAAAGCTTGCTGAACAAGCTAAAGTTGCTGAGAAAGCTGATGAGGAGTTAAAAAAATTAACTGGCAATGATAAGGCTAAAGCAGTTAATGATTTAACTACTGCTTTTAATGCACAAAATAAAGCATTAGAGAAATCATCGCGTGCTGTAGGGTCTGCATTAATTGATATCGAGAACTATGCACGAGGAAATAGGGAGGTTGAAAAAATTTCCCAAGATGCAAGAACTGGAGCTATCAGCTATACAGAAGCTATTGAGCGCTTAAATAAAATTAAGTTGCCTACAGATCTATATGAAAATCTTAAAAAGCAAGCTGCCCAATATGATCAAAATTCAGTTAAAGCAGCTCAATCTGCTGACAAGTTAAAAATCTTCGGTGTTGAAGTAACTTTAACCGGTAATAAAGCTCAGAATGCAGCAGCTCAGCATCAACAGCAAGCGGATGCTTTGGGGAATACTGCTAGTGAGGCTGAAAAGGCAACAAAGGCTTTACAAGATTATCAAGCGAAGCAAAAAGATAGTGTTATTGATTCAATCTATAAATCAGGATGGCTTGATAAAGGTTACACCGTTGCTCAAGCTAATGCCATTTTAGAACTGCAAAAAGCTAAAGGAATGAGTGCAATTTTGTCTAAAGATGAAATTGATAGCGCACTTAGAAATCTCAAGATCATCGAAGAACAACAGGAGCGAGAAGATAAATTAACTGAAGCTAAAAGAAAGCAGACGCAGGAAATTGAAAAACAAGCAAAACTTACTAAACGCTTGGTCGGTATTTCCGGTCAATCCGGTATTGGTACTGGACCTCATCTTGACGTTCGATATGGTGGCTCATTGTCTGGTCAGAAAGTTTCTAATGAACATCTGGCACGATTACAGGCGGGAGGAAAACCTTTAACTTCCTACAAGATCAGTTCTAATTATGGTCCACGAAAAGCCCCAACTAAAGGGGCTTCTTCATTTCATAAGGGTATTGATTTTTCAATGCCTGAAGGCACACCGATCACGACCAACGTTGCTGTGAAAGATATCAAGACATGGTATGACAGCAAGGGAGGTGGTTATGTCAGTGAAGTGATCTTTGAGGATGGAGTGTCTCTTAAGCTTCTACATCAATCTCCAAAGATGCAGAGCAAGGTGAAAGGTGGTGCAAGTAAAGGAAGTGATAAAGCAGCTGGTGATATTCAATCTCAACTTGAACGTCAACAGGATTTGCAACGGTCACTTGAAAATGAGGTGGCTAGTGAAGTCGGACGGATTAACAATAATAGAAAGGCAAGACTGGAGGATGTTGATAAAGCAAACTTTAGCCCGGAACGTACTGCAGAAATAAAGGCGGAAATAAATCGTCGTGCAGATAATGATATTGCTATAGCCAAACAAGCCCTTAGAACGAAATTGGAAGACTATAAGGAGTTCCAGAAAACCGAGGAGCAGTTACTTGAGGAGAGCTTTAACCGTAAAAAGTTCAATGCAGCTCATGACATTGAATTAAGTAAGTCTGAGCAGAAGCAAGCCGTTGAATTGCTGGAACAGCAAAAACAGCAAGAGTTAGGGTTATTAAAACTAGCTCAGGAACAGCGTTTATTTCAGGCACGTTTATCATTGCTTTCGGAAACGCAAGCCATGCAGGAACGTTACAGACTCGAACGGGAGGAAATTCTTAAGAATACCAAGCTTTCTATAGAAGAGCGGCAAAAGCTAATCGCATTATCTAAAGCCAATCAGGATAAAGAAACACGCGATAAAGTGAATAACGCTGTTCAAAACTGGGGTGGTATTCAGGCTGATATGAATGGTACCAGCGAGTTCTTCAGACAGGATCAGGAGCGGTTTAGCCGTTTAAATGCTGCAAATGATTTAGCAGATAGTCAATTTGCTACTACTGATCTGAATGAACAAAACTCTTTAGATGGTCTTGATGCTCAAATGGAAGCAGGACTCATTAAGCAGCAGGATTACGAAAATCAAAAAACGGCTATCATTCAAGCTGCTCAGGACCAACGTAATCAGATTGCTGCTGAACATGCAAAGAATGTTCAGGATATTGAAGATAAATATCAGCAAGATCGTTTGAACACCCAAATTGCATTTGGTGGACAAATGATGGGTTCTCTTACATCGATGTTTGGTTCAATGTTTGGAGAGCAATCTAAAGCATATAAGATCATGTTCGCCGCTGATAAAGCTTATGCCATTGCAGCTGCTGGTATTGCGATTCAGCAAAATATTGCAGCAGCTTCAAAAGCTGGTTTTCCTCTTAACATTCCATTAATTGCTGGAGCTGTTGCACAGGGTGCTAGCATTATTGCAAACATCCGTGCAATCAAAGATCAAGGCTTTGCAGATGGTGGTTACACTGGATCTGGTGGAAAATATGAACCTGCCGGTATTGTCCATAAAGGAGAGGTGGTCTGGTCCCAAGAAGATATTAAACGCTGGGGTGGAGTTGGTTTAGTTGAGAAAATGCGTAAGAGTGCAAACCCTGAAGCATTTATCAATAATCATGCTACTAACAATACTTCAGTTGAAAATGTCTTTAATCGTTCTTTCCTCAGTTCAAAAGCATTTAATGATAATCAAAATATCTCGAATATCTTTAATCAGCCTACTCGAGAAGACCAGATTATTGTTAAAGCACTCAAGCCAAGTAATGAAGTGGTGTTGCAATCAGGAGATGTTCAGAACATTACTAACCAGTATGCTGGGAACAACACCAGCTTTAGCGAAGTTCTAGATAAATCGATTCAAAGTAGTAAATCCTTTAATGCTAGCAAGTCGATCATTTCTAGTCTCTCTAACTCAAAAGTTCTAAATAGTAATGTTTCAAACAGTACTGTGCAGAATGCTGAGAAAGAATTGCTGAAAGAAGTTTCTATCTTCAAAGACAATAGTTTTGCAGATGGAGGATATACAGGCAAAGGTAAGAAATATGAGATTGCTGGTGCCGTGCATAAAGGAGAAATTGTTTGGTCCCAAGATGATATTAAAAAATGGGGTGGTGTTGATAAAGTTGAACAGATGAGAAGGGCGACAAGTCCAGAATCATTTGTTTCTAACTATGCTCAAAACCATACCACTTTTGAGAGTATCTTGAATCGGGCCCACCAGAGCTCAAGGATTTTTAACCAGAGCAAAGAAATCTCGAACATCTTTAATAAATCTGTTCAAGATGATCAGATTATTTATAAGGGCAATGGCAACGTGCCTACTTCAGCAACTTCTGATCTATACCACGATGGCAAGGTCTACTTCTCATCCAATGGTTTAGTTCAGGATCGATCAAATCTTGAGGATGTTCAAGACTTCACGATAAGTCAAGCTTCTCGACCTCAAGCTGAGATTATGCCTTCAATTGAACCTTCTACACCGACAATCAATTTCAAAATTGAAGTGATTAATCAGGTGAGTGGAGCGACAGTTGAAGCTGAACAACTGGATGAGCAAACAGTCCGGATCATTGTTACAGATGAACTGGATAAGCAGCTTCCAAGAAAGGTACCGAAGCTTGTAAGTGATCAAATCGCAAATCCAAACTCAACCATTAGTCGGTCTTTGACTGAGAATACGACAGCAAGACGGAATCGTACTTAATAATTTGAACCCTTTTCGGAGGGTTCATTTTCATAATATTTAAATTTCAAGGTGATAGAGTCTATTTGCATTTAAATTGATGGTTATGACATGAAAAAAATAATTGTAATTCCGACAATAGTTTTAAGCCTTACGGGATGTGCCATTCCTGCGGTAAATAATCTCGTAAGATCTACAAATATGTATCAAGATGAAATAGCAGGTGATACAGCGAATTTAAGGGTTTATAGAAGTAATGTACCCATGGTGCAGTTCTATATTAGTTATCAAAATAATAAGGGTGAAAAAATTTCTAAAAACCTTATAACGAAGCAGATAACAAATAATTTAACAAAGTATGGCTCAATGCATGAGCCAAAAACATTGAATATGCCTAAGCCAACAATCGCTTTGAGTAACGGTGAAGAATTTTTTGAGTTTAAAGTACCCGCAAATAAGAAGTTAACTTTCAGGCTTACTTCTGTTATTGGGTCAACTACTATGTATAGTTGTGATGTAAAAATGGACTATCAGTTGGAAAGAAATGGAAATTATGAATTGATCCGTTTTAAACAGATCAAAGATTTTGTGAATCCAGCTTTACTGACTGAACCATCTCAAGATGGATCCTACTGCAAGTTTGTAGTGAAAGAGATTTTTGAAGATGGTAAAGAAACTATTATTAAATCGATTTCTTAATGTTAAATCGTTTTTGTAATTAATTTAAATATCTAAACCTTATTTCATCAAACCACCTTTCGAGGTGGTTTTTTATTGCCTGAAGGAAAGTTATGTACAAGTTAAAGCTAAATCCTCAGACCAGCGGCTATGGCGTAACACCGGGTGATGATGTGAAGCGTCAGCAAATGGATGGTGGACGTGGTCGCTATTACATCGATGTGAAGCGTAATAGCCATATTGTCGATGTGAACTGGAATCTAAGCAAAACCGATTTCAATAAAATGATGGCGTTCTGGCGGGTATACCAGAACAAGCCAGCCTCATTTTATGCGGATTTGGTGATTGATCAGGGAGCACGTCAGCAATACCTATGTAACTTCATTCCGAACTCGTTCAAGACCAATGAAGTGAATGGCAACCTTTACCGGGTAAATGCACAGCTCGAAGTTGTTCAAAACCAGCCTAACCTTACGGCCGATATAGCTTTGATTAAGGATTGGGAGGTCTAATGGATAACGAATATGCCAAATTCTTTTTCAATCGGAAAGTTGATGTCTATCAATTGGAGTGTATTGAGCTTTCTCATCCTTCTTTTATGAATACATACCGAATAGTCCGTAATGATGACCGAGGTGTTTATGTTCAACATAAGGAGGGATCCGGTCAGGTCTATTATGAATTTTTGCCAGCATCTATTCAAAGATCCGGAATGTTGGGTGATCTGGACCAGACATTAACAGTCTCTATATCTGGTTTAGGTGATGTAATGCCGGATGAGTTTGAACGGGTAATCGAAGGCCAATATCCCGATGTAAAGCCAACAGTAAATTACCGGATTTACAGTTCAGACAATCTGAATTCTCCAATGTTTTATTTACTCGGACTACAACTCTCAAGTGTCGCCATGAACCATAAAGCTGTGACATTCAAGGCTGAATCACCACGATTAAATACCACTAAAACTGGGGACATTTTTGCACTGGATCGCTTTAGTGGTTTGAAGGGGGCTATATGAAAAGTCATGATCATTTGCTCGATAGGCAATATGACGAGGATCACTACAACTGTGTTCACTTTGTTCATGAAGCTGCAATGGACCTATACGGCATAGATCGGGCGGAAGCGCTTGAACTCTTTATGCAGCCTAAGGGCAAAATTACTTTTTTATCTTCACGGTTAAAACTTTTAAATCCGCTACCCATGCCCAAGGAAGGCTGCATAGTCGCCTTCCATCCGAGACAAAGAAATAAGCCCCCGCATGTGGGGCTTTTTCGTGGGCAAAAGATTCTTCACCTCATGGAAAGCGGAGTCACTTATTTGCCTGAAGAGGTTGTGATGGGAATGGGATTTAATCGGGTCAGTTATTATGATTAAAGTTATTTATAAAAAAGACGCTTTGTCTGAAGAAAAGACAATTGAGCAGGCTCAAACCATTGGGCAATGGCTCACTTCAAAATATGAACATATGCCTGAGCATGTCCGTATCTTTCATACCACAAGCAATATGGATCATGCGGAAATTTCATTTGCGAACGAAGTCACACCGAAGAATGCTTATGAGTTAAAGCAGCTTGATTTCTTACCGGGTACTTTTATCGTAGTTGAGAACCCAAAATGGGTCGCTGCTATTGTTTCGATTGTGATTAGTATTGCGATCGCATTTTTAATGCCGACTCCATCGATAGCCCAGACTACTCAAAATACTAACCAGTCTTCTTCGGCAAACAATGAACTTTCTAACCGTGAAAACAAGATCCGGGTGAATGGTCGTATTGCTGATAACTATGGAGCTGGGTGGAATACTCCCGACCTAATCGCAGTACCTTACAAGGTATATGAAAATAACGTTGAAGTTGAGCATGTAGTGGGCTGTATTGGTCGTGGACACTATAAAATCAATGGAGCTTATGACGGTGAAACCAATATTGTCGATATTGCCGGTGCATCGGTAGAAGTCTATCGACCAGGTGTCGATATTGTCTCGGGTGAGCCATATTTCTCGCTTGGTACCGAAATTACAACTCCACCCTTAACGGTTCAGCATCAAACCTCTGTTAATGGCCAAGTTCTCCGTCCAGCAGATACACAGTCTTTAGAAGGTGCGAACTACCTTCATTTTGCATATCCAAACGAGATCCTGCGAGCATCTGCAAACAATACTGATTTAACAACTAAATTTGTTAGTAATGACCGGGTAGAAATCACAAATGCTTCGTTTACTTACAACGGCCAGACTTATGATTTAAATGGTACATATAGCGTTCTATCGGTAGCTGATGACCGTATGGCATTGTCTAATCCGGCTGCGGTAAACCCCAATTGGCTAAAGCTAAAGGAATTATCAAATCAGCAAACTGGTGCTTTATCTCCAAAGCTTTCATCTATTGGCGAGAAGTGGATTGGGCCATTCATTCTAGACAATGTCGAACGAAGTCGGGTGCTGTGTAATTTTGTGGCCACCAATGGACTTTATACCGTTTCTTCAGGTGGAAATCAGGGAGCTGTAAACGTCACGATTGAAGTAGAAGTAACGCCGGTAAATGAATCGGGTGCAGCCATTGGCAATCCAATGCTGAAGCAGATCATCCTAAAGGGTTCAGCAAAGTCACGTCAGACAGTTGGTGCAACGCTGGATATGGTGACATTTCAAGGTCGCTGTAGTGTCCGCGCACGCCGTTTAACACCAACACCGGCGGTTACAACGGTAGTAGATGATGTGAAGTGGCAAGCACTATATGGTGCATATCCATTACAAAGCACAACGTATGAGCATGAAACGGTTTTCCGTGCACGTACATATGCAACGACTGGAGCATTGTCAGTTAAATCCCGCAAGATCAATTTTGATCTTCAGCGAATGTTGCCGACTTATAAAAACGGGGCAATGACAACAGAGCTATATCCAACGTCTAGCTTTGCTGATGCTTTGGTATCTATGGCACTCGATGACAAGATTGGCCGCCGTTCGATCGATGAGATTGATCTTGAAAACATCTATCGGACCTATAATGATGTAGTTGATTATTTTGGTACGCCGCTAGCGGCTGAGTTCTGTACTACCATTGATGATACGAATCTATCTTTTGAAGAGCTGGTTACCAATCTTTGTGATGCGGTGTTTTGTACCGCATATCGGCAAAACAATAAGCTCAAGCTTTATTTTGAACGGCCAACTGATAACTCGGTAATGCTGTTTAACTTCAGGAATATCATTCCGGATAGTTACAAGCATGACCTGACCTTTGGAGTGATGGATGACTACGACGGACTGATCTATGAATACACGGATCCGACCGACGATAGCCGTATCAATATCTATTTACCGGATAAAGGAGCCAAAAACCCTAAAGAAGTGAAATCTGTTGGTGTTCGAAACAAGTGGCAAGCGCATTTCAATGCGTACCGGCTTTGGAACAAGCTTCGGTTCCAGCGCAAATCCATTACCTTTGATGCGGCACCTGAGTCAGAATTACTGGTTTTACGTGACCGTATTGCCGTAGCAGATTATCGCAATGGTATTCATCAAAGCGGGGAAGTGGTACAGCAAGAAGGTTTAATTCTCACCCTAAGCCATGATGTAGATTTCATTGCAGGCAAGAGCTATGTGATCTATCTGCAAATGGGGGATGGTACCGTGGACCTAATTCCTATTACACCGGGTTCAGCCAAGAACAAGGTGGTTTTAGGCCGTTTACCGAACGGGGCCTTAAAGCTTAGTCCCGATGACTTTGTGAATACTATCTACACGGTAGTTAATGACGATACCAAAGGCTCATTGCCTTACCTGGTAGCGAAAAGAGAACCAGTTGACCAGTTCTCAAATACCATTACGGCAATTAACTATGATGAGCGCTATTACCTCAATGACAAGGATTTTATTGATGTACCGGTTGATGATTCACCGATCTACATTCGATATGACCAGCTTGATATTAATCTCGCACGTTTATATCAAATGCAAAGAGGTGATTTACCAACGACTGGCGAAATCAGTTTTGTAGTTGAAGCAGGGGCGCTGGTTTCAAGCTCAAGTTCATATCGACCGGAAACCAGATTTGTCTATAAATTCGACTATAACTCTAGTCCTGCAAAACGAGAGTATATCGTTCCAGCTGCCTCAGAATTACCAGCGATAGATACAGGGGAGTTCCCACCTGATCTGGTGGTGAATCTAACGATTAAAGGCTCAGTTGTTGGACGTGGTGGTGATGGCGGGTTGCCACATCTAGCTTACGGAGATTGGGAAAAAGATTCTGACTTCAATTTTACCAAACCCCGCCGTGATGGGTTTCAGGGAGCACCCGGTTTGTTGAACCGGCACAGCAAACTAAACCTGATTATCGATGGAGGGACGTTAGCTCGAGGCGGCTCAGGTGGTGGAGCAACACCAAGTGGTATTTACACTGGATCATCTTATGGGGTTCAGGGAATTCCCGGTGGTGCTGGAGCACCATTTGGTCGGGTAATGACTGGACAGCCGATTTCAAATGACTCACAAGATTATCGCCTCTATCTGGAGAGTTATTTATTGGTTATGAAAATCACTGATGCTGAAGCTTCGGTGCCCGGTAAAGGTTACCGAACCCAAAATGACCGTTATGGATCTCCATTATCGGGTGATGGCGGTGGATGGGGCGAACGTGGTACCAAGTCTACCAATGGTGGAACATGGAATTGGCAATACCATGGAACGACGGAAGGCCAGCCGGGGCCGGGTGGACCTGCAATTGTTGGGGTGGCACCTCTAACAACTCAATTGATTAACGGAGGGAAAATCTTACAAACCCTTTAAACCTTAAAAGAACTATGAGCACCCAATTGGGGTGCTTTTTTATTGTCTAAAAATATCTGGAGAGATTTATGGAACCAGTTTCCACAAGCGGTTTAACAGCAATTTTAAAATTTTATGGTGCAGCAATTATGGTGACTTTAGCGGTCGCTTTAGTGGCAGCAGTTGTATTGATGACACGTATGCCTCGCTCACCACAAGAGTGGGCAGTTGGTTTGATCTGTACTGTTGTATCAAGCCTTGCTGGCGGCTCATTCATTATTGTGAAGTGGGGACTTCATGAATGGGTTACTGATGTATGGGGGATGATTGCTCTAGGTGGGTTCTTCTTTGTTTGTGGTTTACCCGGTTGGGCTTTAGTCCGTTGGATCTTTAATTTTATAGATAAACAGGAAGGTAAAACGATCGTTGAAGTAATCAAAGAGTTTAAGAAAGCCAGAAAAGACATTGAAAACAGCTAATGCCGCCTTCGGGCGGTTTTTTGTATCTAAAGGAAACTGAGATGAATATTGAACAATATCTTGATGAGTTAATTAAACGTGAAGGTGGATATGTAAATAATCCTGCTGATCGGGGCGGTGCAACAAAGTTCGGTATTACTGAAGCGGTCGCACGTGCAAGCGGCTATAAGGACAATATGAAAGATTTGCCTCTTGAAGTGGCCAAAGCAATTTATCGCAAAAACTATTGGACAGCCCCACGTTTTGATCAGGTGAATATCATTTCTTCTGCTGTAGCTGAAGAGCTTCTAGACACTGGTGTGAATTGCGGTACCGGATTTGCAAAACCTCTTTTACAACGTGCTTTGAATCTCCTAAATAACAATGGTAAAGCAGGGTGGCCAGATTTATCAGTAGATGGGATATATGGTCCGGCAACTCTTAATGCACTCAAAACTTATTTGGTCAAACGCGGGAAAGAAGGAGAAAAAGTTTTAGTTCGAGTTCTGAACATTATGCAGGGTCAGCGCTATATTGAGATTTGTGAGCGTAATAAAAGCCAAGAGCAATTCTTTTATGGCTGGATCGCGAATCGAGTCGTTATATGAAAGTCTTTTATTGCAAACGCTCAAGGATATCTTCCGTAATTACCTTGCTGTGCATTCTATTTTCAGGATGCACAGCACATTCGATCAATAACAATGTGAATGTCTCTATTTGCGTTAAAGCAATTTAAAAAAAGCCCTGAATGTTCAGGGCCTTTTGAGTTTAGTTTTGAACTTCTGCATCATAAATTGTTTTGAAAGCTTTCTTCAGTTTTTCATCTTGCGTATCCGCGATGAACTTTTGCATTTTGTCTTTGTATTCCAGATGACCAGCTTTGTACTTAGCAAGTAAGTATGAAAACTCGCCTTGCTTATAGTCAGGTTCTGTCTTGTTTTCTGGTTTATCTAATGCTGTTTTCAGAACTGTTGCTGCTGTATCAAAGCATTGATTAATTGTTTGCTTATCTTTTTGTTGCATAGTAAAGATTTGGCATTTAGCTAGATACAAAGCAGGATTTTCAGGCTTTCTTGCAATTTGTTTCCCATTTAAAGCCAATGCTTCATCATACATCTGTGCAGCTAAGTACACATTCATTTGAAGCATTTCTCGCTTGCCCTGATCTTCCATTGTGTTGATTTCAGGCAGTAACTCTTGCATTCGTTTTTTTAGAACGTCTGGGCTTTCAAGAGAATACTTCTGCACGTACTCATTATGTTTTTCCAAAATCTGCTGATCTCTGGCAGATAGTTTTTTGGTCGCTGGTGTTTCAGTTTTTGCCGCCGACTGATCTGTGCTTTCAGAAGCTTTACTACACCCACCTAAAAGTGCTGTACCAAGAATAATTAAGGTAAGTGTCTTTCTCATTTCTTCCGTCTTGCTGCTGATGTAATTGTAAATTCATGCACTACATGAGGTGGATTTGTAACAACTGTTCCACCATCAAATTTAGCATCATATTTCATTGTCAATTGAACTGTGACTACTGATAAGTCTGGGGGAGGTAGTTTAATTTCGCAACTACCGACAGGTTGCCTATCATTTTCCGTATTCCAGTATCCCTTTTCCACTTTCAATCTAACAACATCACCTATTTGCTTTTTATCTTTAAACAGACGCAATGCTGCTTGAGGGTAAATTGTTGCATCTCCTTTTAAAGCAGGGGGTAGTAAAGTTGCAGTCACGAATAGATTTTGTTTTTCAACTTTATATGAGACTTCAAATGTACAAGCACCAGACATAGCCTGCATAGCTAAACCGAATAACATTGCTTTATCTTGATCGTATGGATATAGCCAAGGTTTAAACGGAACCATTGTGGTTTTAGTGTTCTCTATGTAGTAATTCTCGTACTCATCTTTTACAAAGCTGTCTGTTGTTGGTTGTTTTTGAGATATTGGGGTTGGTGATGATTTAGCAGCAGAAGATGCGGCTCCACCGCCGTTGTCTTGAACGACCAAATTTTGTTTAGCTAGAAGCTTACAACCACATGAAAGAGAGACATTAACACGAGCTGCAGCTTTACCGAAAATCTGCATATTCGGATCGCCAGACACAATGGTTGCAACAACTTTATGTGTTGGACATGTTGCTTTGTCACCAACACATGCAACGGCAATACCGTCAATTAGGAACATACTGTTCCCTGAAATTACTTGGCCGCCTCCAGTAGTGGGGCAGCCAATAGTTATATATGGGGTTGCCAAATCTATACCTTCTTATTTTCATGAAGCAGGGGAATGTTAACAAAGAGGGGTAGACAGTGCTGTATAGTTTTATTTATTTGGATGCACAGCTCATAAGAGCAATAATTATGTGAAGATTGGCTCAAAAATAATATTGTTTGATGAGGATAATGAACTTACATGAATTGTTAATTAATAAATCTTTATAAAAATAATTAAATTTGTCCTAAATGGAAATATAAATGTCCTATATGATTAATATATTGTAACTATAATATTTTTTGTAATTATTTTGTTGGTGTTATGTATGTTTTATCCATTGGGGTTTGTTAATAAAATAGTGGTTTATAAGTTTCCGATTGAAAATAATGCATGTTTTAAATTTGTGAGTTCTTATGAAATTCTTGAGTTGATTAGATTGGCTGAAGAGGATGAAATAATGCAAAGAAAAAGACTTAATAAATATAAAAATAATGATGAGTATTGGCTAGATGAGTTTAGAGTTTGAAATTATTAAATGGAATTTTGAAATGAATAGCTATATTTTTGGGGATTTTATACTTATGCTTTTAATTACTTTAGTTGTTATAGGTTCACTAATTTTTTCAATTGTTAAAATTATAGGTTTAAAAGAAAATCCTTATGTTAATTGGTTTGATAAAGTTTTAATTATTATATTTTATCCTTTTACAACTGTAGTATTTTTTTTATTTTTTATTATGGTTGTAGGATTGATTTTTTATTAATAATGTAAATTTTTTCTAAAATCTTGTGGTGTTTTTCCAGTCCATTTTTTAAAGGCTTTGCTAAAGCTTGCATTGTTTTTAAAGCCAATCATAAATGCAATTTGTTTATAATTGTAGTTTGTAGAGGATATTAAAAAAATAGCTCTATTCATTTTATACTCATTAATAATTTCTCTAAATGATATGCCCTCAGAATGGAGTTTTCTTCTTAATGTTCGGGGGTGCATATTTAAATAATTTGAAATAGTAAATTCATCGATATTTGAATCCTGTTGAGAATCTAATATCGATAAGATTTTACTTTTCATTTTATTGATTGGTTCTTTGTTAACATTTGTTTTATTTAATAATGTATTAATTTTTTTGCGAATATCTCTATAGGGATAAGGAGTGATTTTTTTATAAAGTTTATCACGCGTTATATCTATGGTGATAGAATTCTCAGGTGAGTTGAAAATCACTTCACAATTGAAATAATTCTTAATTATATAACTATATTCATTTTCTGCATACTTTACTTTAATCTTTTTTACGAGTAAAGAATTGCAAATAAGCTGTTTAAGAAGACTATATATTTGACTTAGATGATACTCTACAGAAAAAATATAGCCATACTGTTTTTCATCAATAAATAAAAGTGGATCTATTGTGAATTTTAAAATTCGACTATATAGAAGCTCTACCTGAGCAAATGGAAATATTAAACTTTGATTATCCTTTATAAACTGTAATGCTTGTAAGTAATTTTCTTGAATTCGAAGGCCTAATTCAATTAATCCATAATTATTTATATTAATCTCACCAGCTTTAAGAGGGATACCTAAATCTCTTAACTTTGAACAATATATTACTAAGTTTTTAAATGCAACTTTAGAATTATTTGTGTTTATAAGGCTTTCTATCCCATCAATTTTTAAAATTTTAGAGTCTATTTCAGGATTAGAAAGCTTATTACTAACTAAGTAATCATAAATAATATGAGTGTGTTGGATAAAAATTGCCATAGAGTTGAAGGTACAAAAATTAAACAGATTGGTTTTTGGGAGATATGTATATTAATGTTACATAAAAAGATGAATAATTTTATAATTAATATTGTCCAATTAGGACTTTGTATTTTCAGATCAGGACATTATTTTTATTTTTTGGTAAAATTATTTTATTTCTACAGTTTTATATTCATGTTCTTTAGTTTTTATAATGAGATTTAAATTTATATTTATTTATTAATGTGTGAAATGTCTAACATAATACCGCAATCTTATTATTTAATTTTAATATATTAATACGTAATATGTTTTTAAAATTTAAAGGAAAAATCACATAATTTATAAAATTGATTTTAAAATAAATCATTGTTACTTTTAGTTCGAGGTAACCCAAACCTCGCTTAGCCTTTGTTCTACTTATCCAATCGAGTCATAGAACACCACCTAAGAGTTACAGGCATATCCATCTTAGGTGTTTTTTCATTTTACTAATATCAACTGATCCCATCTAAACGGATTTCTACTAAGCTTGTCACGAGACATTGACCAATTACGATTCGGTATAAAGCAGGGACCTACACCAATCTTCTTCTTCCCAAATTTGCTGTGAATACCATCCATAGCCTGCATTACACATTCCTTTTTCTCTATTTGTTTAAAGTCAGTTAATAGGTCATAAGTATGACCAGACTTTGGCTCTAAACATGTCAGCACTACACCGCACTTCTTATATTTAATTCCTTCTTTGTAGATACGGCTTACCATATTTAATAGTATGCTCAATGTAGAAGTAAACCCAATCTTTCATTTGCAAACTCTCAGTTTTTCAGTAATTTTTTTCATATTTAGGATGACATTAACCAGCCCAACTATTCATAATATTTGCTTATAATAATATTGTTATGCTCAATCCACTTTTCTTGAATATTCCTTATTGATTTTTGATCAAAATAGATTCTGTTTTTAATCAAAGCTTTTGAAATATCAGTTAACACAACGTCCTCAATCATATTCATAGCTTTCTTTAAATCATCGAAAGAAACTTGAATATATCCATCAGTCACATCGTTATCATCATCTTCTGTTGTGTGGTTGATTAAACGTTTAATCGTATAGCTTCCAATTGCTAAACTGTTCGCAATAGTGCCAAAGGTTCGGCGTAAATCATGGAACGTAAATTCTATACCAGAATTCTCAGTTACTTTTTCTCGTGCTGCTCGGCGATCTGAAATATGAGAAACACCATTTCTATCTGTAAAGACATATTTATTATCACCGGCACGTTTTTTACGTTCACGCATAATGTGCCAAAGGGTATCACCCATAGGTAGCAAAAGATCCTCATGGTTCTTTGTATTAATGATTTTGATGGTACCGAATTGAAGATCTACATTTTTCCATTCAACAGATTCTGCTTCACTGCGTCTAAAACCAGTTAAAGCAAGTAAAAATAAAAAGTCTTGATTTGTGTAAGCTCTAAAATCATTATTTTGCTCACCCATCCAGTAAGTAGTGGTAACTGCAAGTGCCCATGCTTCGCGCTGATCTGCACGAACGTGGCCTTTTCTGCGTTTAATCTTATTGAAAGCCTTTTCTTCTTTAACGATAACAACCGGGTTCTTAATATTTAGAATTTTGTTTCCTGACTCATCTTTATATCTGCTAATTGTATGGTTAAAGAGGGCATGTAAAAATTTTGATGCAAGATTAGCTCGGGAAGGGCTTGCTTCCGAAAGCTTCAGATGACGATCAATAATCATTGCACTGGTGATTTGATCAAGTTTTACATCTTTCCAATCACTGAAGTAGTTCTCTATGCATCCGTCATAGGCAATTAAAGTAGTTTCAGCAAGCTTCTTACGTAATTTATAGTATTGGTAAGCTTCAGAAAGGGTAGGTACTAACTTTTGTAAGGCATCATTTTGAATTGCTGAAGCTCGTATATCACGCTTTTGCTTAACTGGATCTACACCTTCATCCATTAAGATTAGCAAGCGTTTAGCTTCAGTTCTGGCTTGTTCTAATGTATAGACACCATGTTTACCAATGACTTTACGTTTTGATTTGCCATTAGGCATTTTCTTTTCAGCAAAATAGCTTTTAGTTTTACCCACACATAAGCCAAATCCTATAGTTACTGTATCTCTGTAAAAGATTTGTTTCTCTTCAGACAAAGGAATAGAGTCTATTACCGATTTAGTAAATTTAATGTGTTGAGCCAT